ACTGTTGCGCCCGCATCTGCTGGTTCTGCGCATCAAGCTGCAATTTTGCCTGATCCAACTGCGCATCCGCCTGCTCCGCTTGAGACTTGATCTGCAACTCCTGCTCCTTCAACTTTATCAAAGGATCCGGGCCCTGACCAGAGACTTGTGCGCTCATCTGCTTAACTTGCTGCATACCTTGCGCAACACCTTGCGCAATTAAACCCTGCAACTGCATCTCCTGTTGGTCCGCGGGCATCGGTCCAGCTTGCTGTAACTGCATCATCGCCTGCTCTTCCGCCTGCAACTTCACATGCTCCATAACATGCTTTTGTATCGACATCGCAACAGGCGGCATACTTGCCGTCATAGGACTAGACGCAAACACCAAGTGAGCCATAATATGCGCCTGATGGTTCTGACCCTGAAACGCATTCAACTCAACCATGTCCATCGCGTTAATATTTTCAGAAGCAGGGTCCAAGGGCCGTGGCTCCTCGTCCGGAACCTTCTTCATTAAACGATCAACATCCGTAACACCAATCGCCTCATACATATCACGATACACCTCATGCATATTATGCAACTCAGGTGCCGCCCCAGCCAACTGCATCTTAGTCTGAGCCAAAGCTATCCGCTGCGCCTGACTAAACGTATTCGGATTACTAACAGGAACAATGTCCACACGATCATCAAAATCCGACGCCATCACCGACTGATTGCCGCCCTCAACCGTATACGGATACTCCTGCGGCAAGAACTCGCTCATCACACGCGCAAGCAACTTAAACTCAATCCGCATCGCATAATGAAGCCGCTTATGTACAGCACTCATTACTCGCGAACCCTGCTCCAACATAGCCAACGTCGTACCTACCGCAGCGTTCTGATTACCATCACCAACTTTCATGTCAGTAATAGTCGCAAACCTCTGACCCGCCTGAACCACAAAACCCAATAACTGAAACAAGGTCTGGTCCGGACCCTTAAATGGCAGCGGCATCAGGCTGTCACGAATAGCCCCTCCCGGTGCGTCCACATCTCTGAACTCACCCGGCTGCAACGGATCATCGTCGTCCCTGATCCGTAGTCCGCGGGCCTTGAAACCCGCTGGGAGATTGGACAACGTACCAGCGTCGATCAACTGTCGCAGCGCCGCTGTGGCAGTTCGTGACAAACCACCAATCGTATGGATCAACCCCAACCCATAAAAACCAAAGCCCGGTAAAAACTTGTAATGTACAAAATATTGTATCTTACGCTTTAACTCATCATCCTCGCGATAATTACGCCGAATAGACAAAATCTGCCCATTATCCTGCGAAATCGTCACAATATAAGGGATCTTAATGCCCGTAGGCTCCCCCTCATCGTCCACATCTTCAAACCCCTCAAGGTCCAAATCAGCGTGGAACTCCAACAAAGTACAGTCATAATCAATACTTCCGGGCTCAAATCCCGTAATACGATCCAACTCACCCTGTACCTCACTCGCATCAGTCTGTTGCGGTATAATCGGTATATCACGGTAAATACCCGCCAACTGTTGCTTGCGTAAATCATTCAAATTCATCCGAATAACATGCGCAATATTAGAACACGTATCCAAATCAGAAGTCTCATACGGCACAACCAACTGTTCCGCAGGGACAAACTTACTTACCGCACGGCCCATCACCTCATCGTAATAAACCTTCTTAAACGTACTCCCCGCTAACGGTAAATAAAACAACATCTGATCCATGTCAGGCGTGTAATCATCCATCACATTCGTAATGTAATAGTTCATAAACCCTCGAACACGTGACGCCTGATCCTGCTTCTCACGAGTCTCATCACCCATAATAGCTGTCCGAACAGGACCAGAAGAGGGCAATAACTCGTTAAACGCCTGCGCCTGAAACTGCGTCGCAGCCTCCGCCAATAACGGATGAGTCACACCAGAGGCTCCACGAAACGGCTGCGTCCGCTCCTCATAGTTAAAGCCCAAAAGCTCTAACCCCTCCGTATACGCATCCTCCCACTCCTGACGACTGGCCTTGTTCGCGTCAAACTCTCCCATCAATTCAGAAGAAATCGCTCCCAATTCACGATCATCCATAACCTCCGCCAAGTTCTCATCAAACCCAACATCCGCCATGTCCTCAGAAGGATCAAAATCTACAAGAACACTACCGTCATCCTCCTCAACAATCTCAATCTCCTCACCGCTATCAAGCATCAAAGGAGTCTCTTGGGAATCCGGTATCTCTAACTCTAACTCAGCACTCAGATCCGCCTCGTCCAACTGAGACGGAACATTCGTGTCCATCAAACCGCCAATAGGTGCCCGCGCCATCCGACTCTCCTAGTAATACGCCCTAACCATAGCAGACTTTTCTACATCTTGCCAATCATCTGTTGGTAACTGAATAAAGTTCCCCTGACGATACCGCATTAACGCCTGCGTCATGCTATCTACCAAATCGTCATACTCCCCCTCCGGAAACGCCGCAACCTCCTCAATTAACTCCTCCGCCCAACTCTTGTCAGGAGCCCAAACCATACCAGCCTCAAACAACGGACTAACCGCGTATACACGACTTACCTTGTCATTCCCCTTACTAGGCGTGAAATTTACAACAGGTATACCAGTCTGCCGCATCTCATGCGTCAAAGGCAAACCACTCGCCTTCGCCTCAATAATCACCGTGTCAGGATCCCAATACTCATACTCCTCAAACGCCAATGCCTTCAACTCAGGAAAATCATACCGACCCTTCTTCGCATCCAACAATATCAAATTAGGCGGACCACCCTCCTCCGGATAAAACACACCCCATGTCGTTATCGCACTGAAATCAGACCGCTCACGCTTCGTAAACGCAGTATCATAACTCTGTATCACATACTGCAAGTGAGGAATTTTCTCACCCTCCCAAACACGCCACCACTCCCGCGGTATAATCGCATTCTCCTCACCAGTCGGCTTCTGCTGATACTGAGCATTCCACTTACTAGGCGGAATAGATGCCTTAACCGCCGTTAAATCCTCCAAACTCCAGTACTCAGGCCAACACGGCTTACCATCATCAAATATCGCAGGTAACTCAACAACCTCCCACTGATCCGCCAAAGGATCCTTGGCCATAGCCCGCAATAACTGACCCGTCATATCCTTCTCAGACCAACGAGTCTGAACCAAAACTATACTACCTCCCGGCTGTAAACGCTGACGAGGGCCCCCAGTATACCAATCCCATGCATCATCAAAACCACTATTACTCATAGCCGTCTGCTCAGAATGTGGATCATCAATAATCACCAAATCACCACCACGACCCGCCAAGTTACTCCCAACACCAACAGCATAATACATCCCGCCACGGCTCGTGTCCCACCGACCAGATGCCTTACTATCCGCTGCCAACTTCACATCAGGAAAAATCTCCTTGTACTCATCCGTGTCCAAAAGATTCTTCGTCTTTCGACCAAAACCAACAGCCAACTCCGTCGTATGCGTCGCCTGAATAATCTTCATCCGCGGGTTCTGACCCATCATCCAAGCAGGGAACAAAAATGACGCAAACTCACTCTTCGTGTGCCGCGGAGCCATGTTAATAATCAAGCGCTTTAGATCGCCGCTCGCGACCCGCTGAAGCTTCTCCGCGATAATTTTATGGTGCCTACCAGATATAAACTCTGGCCACATAGCATGTACAAAATGTAGAAAACTATTTTGCGCTAACTCGTTCTTCTCCAATTGCGCTAAACGCAACTGCAACTTTAACACTTTATCTTCGACTGAACCTACGGTTGCATTCATCGGGGGCCCCTATGCGATTTTATGTAACTTAACGCAAACCAAATGTATTTTCTACATGATTATTTGTCAAAAACATGGCCCATGCACCCGTGGCGAAAACCCCTGTGCGCGGCGCAAAAACCGCGGAATCTGGCGCGAAAACTGCGCAATTTGACCCGATAGGCAGGGGCCCCTGCCAAGAAAAACGGGCCGCGAACCGCGCAGCCGGTGCAATTAATTAATTGCGCGGATCTAATTTAATGCAGGCCTGCAATTAATTTTGCGCCGTTTTACGCGCAGTAAATCCGCGCCAGCTGGTGCAACCGTCGCGCAGCTGCGCCACGCAATCAGCGGATCCGGTGATCGAGCAACGCCGCAACCGTCGCGCAGCTGCGCCACGCAATCAGCGGATCCGGTGCCGCCGTCCATGCGCCACGCGCCACGGTCATACGTTTAAGAACGAAAGAGGGCGGGCGGCGGGCGCAAGTTTTATAAACAAATAAAAAAGGCCCGCCAGAATGAACTGGCGAGCCAATAAGCGCAACCATGGCGCTGTTTATGTGTGGGCGTAGCCGTCCGGATCTATCCCTATCCAGATATCGTTGGCCTTGATCATTAAACTGTCTGGCCATCCGATTTCTGACTGCGCCGTCTCAAGATATAAATGAAGGGGCATCTTGATATCATGGATTGCATGAATGCGCTTTATTGCGTCGCGTTGTTGCTCAGTCATGGTTTAAACCTCAATTTTGATTTCTGCGTATTTGATGATATCGCGCACGGCGTCGCGCAACTCGTCTTCGTACTCTTCGAAACTAATTTCTTTTTCTGGCAACGCGTCCGAAATATCGTCAATGTAGTCTGCGACATCAAAATGCGTTTCAAAGAAATCATTAGCGCCGTCTTTTTGCCATTGTTCTAATGACGGTTCTAGCAAGTTGAACAGCCCGCTGCGCAATTGTTCTTTGTCCTTTTGCAAATTGTAAAGCGCTTGTGTCAGTCGCTCGTTCTCTTCCTTTAGCTGCGCGACGGTTTGTTCTGCCACGTTGACGGCGCTTGTCCAAGCGGGGGCGTTTGCGTTTTCAGTATTCATTTTATTACCTCATAAAAAAGGGCGGGATTGCCCGCCCTCATATAAACGCATATTTGCGCATATGTAAATATTAAATGCCAAGTGACAACCGTTGCCACTTGGCAACCGTTTTATGCGGCGATGCGTTGCCAATCGCGCGTTGATAAATTCAGAAGCTTGCCTCCGCGCTGTTGCCACATGTCAACGTCGTCCGCATCACATTTATTAGCAACCGCCGTTACAGCGTTAACTAGCGTTGCGCGTGTCAGTGGCTTGCCATGCTCATAACCACTTTGGCCTATCGTGGCCATCAAACCATTTAAAACGTCAGTATTTTCTTTTTTCGTCAATTTCAAAACGGTGCCAATGCGTTCCGGAATTTCGGAAAACTCGCCTTCAATGATATCACCATGCGCGGCGTTCATTTGAT